CGGCTTTCTCCATGTCGGATAGTCTGGTGTCTTTTTTCTCAAGTGCTTGACTTGCCTTGTCTTTGTCAACCCACTCGTTTGTTTCTGGCTTATGGTAGTTTTGGGTTCCAGGGATGTTTTTATATCCTTTTCCTTCAAGCTCCTTGATTCTGGCTGTTTGCTGCTCCTTTGTTCCTGTATTCACGGACTGAACGTCCCTCTTATGGGTAACCATGGTTTTCTCCACGTCCTTGTATTCAGCATCCTTACCAGGTCCTCTGGTGATTCGTCCTGCTACCTGGTCTCCTTTTTTGGTTCCATAGGTAACGTACTGGCCTTCCTTGTAGCGCTGCTCCAAGTCAACTCCTTTGTGAGCCTCTAGTGCTGCAGTTCTGAGCGTCTTTTGGTTTTCAGACTCAAGCTTACGGGACTTCGGATCGACAATTTTTTTTGTTCCACTGTCAGTGATGGTGGACTCGTTGCTTTTTGGTACGAAGGAAACACTTCTACCGTTTGGGTTTCGTTGGACTGTTCCTTCCTCAATGGCTAAGGCGCCTTTTTCTGCTGGCTTGACCATTACTCTTTCCTTTTTGTTGTAAAAAGTATTGTCAGCGTTGTTGGTTCTTATTTTTGGCTTTGGCATGACTGTATCTTTTTTGGTATAAATATTTTACACTAATCGGTGCTAATATAGTTAAAAATACAAAATATTTGTATTTTTACTCTAAATTATTTATAATTACGCACCACACACATGGAGAATAGTTACGAAAGACTTAAAATACCGGTACATAAAATACCTGAAAATGAGGATTTGGTGTCCAAATTCGATGTTTTTCAGCAATACAAGGAGTTTACGGATTGTCCAAAAGCTTCGAGAAACAAAGTTATAAAATACGTGGTATTTGCCTATGACCCTGGTTCCCCATTCGTGATGGATTCGGTGTCCGACTTGAAAAAAAGAAAAGAGGCTGCTGCCGAGGCTGCTGGTTTCTTGCGGACTCCTACAACCGGCTTGTTTGACGAGTTGGTGAAGGAGATTATGGAGCTCAAAAATGAAGAGACAAACGCGATGATATTTAAGTTCCTTCAGATAATCAACAACAGGACCTGGACGCTCATTGTGACCAACGAACAGATATTTGACGAGTACACCGCATTGCTCATGGAGCCCGTGAAATCAACCTCTGCAACCGAAGACAAGAAGGTTCTGGAGGCCGCGAATATCAAGAGCAAACTGAGGGAGGAATGCAAGGTGATTGCAGACGATTTGAAAAAATTATACAAGGAATTCTTTGGCGACAACGACGATTTGAAAGACAAGATAGTTGCCAAGCCAATAAAACCTGAAACAGTTTAGGTATGTTCTATCCATTTGAAGGAGGCTCTACAGAAAGATTGGAAGTAACCCCAGGGGAGTTCATAACCGTGCACATCCCTCCGGTTCCACCTATACACCTGATACAAAATTTCGACAAGCCTAAAAAAGAACAGAAGTGGGAGAGGACCGAGTATCCTGAATGGTGGAAACAAGCATACAAGGAAGAGTTAATACAAAGAGAGGTTGACGACAATTACCGTGACCGACGCTGTGAGGAGTTCAGAAGACAAGAGTGGGAGAGAAGGCTGAAGGGGCATTGGTTTTTCAACAATGGAACTCCAATATACTTGACCGGTGCACACTACTTTTTCTTGAACTGGTGCAAACTTGATGTGGGTTATCCATCCTATTTCAACTTCCAAAGAAGGTCTTTTTATTTCTCCCAATATTGCGTGGAGGACCCAACGTGTCTTGGGTATTTCAAGGTCGGTCAACGTGGATTCGGTAAAACCATCGAGGAAATCTGTTTGATTTTGGAGTCTTTGACGCGCTCTCCTGGAGATAGAAAAGGGGCTGTGCAAAGCAAGTCCGGAGAGGATGCTGCGTCCGTATTCTCCAAGATGGTCGATATATACAACACGCTACCTGAATTCTTTAAGCCAGCCTCAGACCACGGTTCCAGGCCAAAGACGAAACTTTCCTGGTACAAGGAGCCTACAAAAGGAAAAGCTGCAAAGTTTGTAGAGATAAATGACGACGATGAATTGAGGAACGAATTCTTCTATGCTGTAGCAAAGGAAACCGCGCTCGATGGACAAACCATGTCCGACGTGATGCAAGACGAAATTGGAAAAGCTGACCCTAAAGAACAGGTAAACGTAGACAAAAGAATACAAGTAAACAGGTTCGTTGTCTTTAGGCAAAATAGAAAGCGTGGTATCATGCGTTGCACCTCTACCATTGAGGAAATGAAAAAGGGTGGAGCGGAGGCTTTTTCTGTATGGAAAAAATCAAACACAAAAAACAAGTCTGAAAATGGATTTACAATATCCGGTATCTACAGGCTGTTTACTTCTGCCCTTGATACTACAGACCTTGATGAATATGGAAACTCAGACCGTGAAGCGGCAAAGATAAAACATGACCATGAACGGAAGCTTCGTAGGGATGATTTGAACGAGCTCGCTTCCTATATACGAAAAAACCCTTATACTCCTGACGAGGCTTTCATGGAAGATGCTGACGGATGTGAGTTCAACGGGTATCTTTTGAACAAGAGAATAGAGGAATTGAATCTAAAAGACCCGACCTCATTCTTTGATTTGGAATGGCAAAACGGACGTGACTCCAAGGTGGTGTTTCACCATAACCCACAAGGAAAGTTTTGTGCTTCATGGTTACCTACCAAAAATGAGGATACGAACCGAGTGGCAAGAGGCCCTGATATGCGACTTGACGATGGCACCGTAGTACCTACGTGGAGACCTTTGAACGATGCAAAATTCAGGATAGGGTGTGACCCCGTACAGCACGGTGTGGACACTGTAGACAAAAGGGTGTCCGACTCTGCGGCATACGTCTTCAGGATGTATGATATGACACAAGACCCAAACTATGAACTCAAATACAAGGAGAGTGATGTTGAATATCCTGACGACTACAGGATAGGAAGGCTCAAGTGGAACACCTACGTTCCGGTGGTTGAGTATATTTTCCGTAACGACGACCCAGATGATTTCTTTGAGGATATGATAAAGCTATGTAGGTTTTTTGGCTGTCAAATACTCATTGAAAACAACAAGAATAATATCATAAACACATTCAGAAAAAGGGGCTATGCTGACTTTGTTATGTTCCGTCCAAGGGAAACATTCACCACTGAATCGGAAGCACAAAACACTGGAGGTATACCAGGGGTTGAGCCGGTAATCCAGCAATACATAGGAGAAATAAAAACCTATGTGATGAACCATGGGCATAGGATTCCATTCAAGCGATTGCTCCAAGACCTTTTGAGGTTCAGAAGGAAAAATATAAAAATCCATGACCCTACGGTGGCATTTGGAATGACGCTCATGTCATTGAAGGGTGAGGCAAAAATAGAGCACGTGCCAATAGAGGTAACAAGCTTATTCAATATGTATTCAATTAACGGTACTGAAACCAACGTAATATAATGTCACAGGAACTAAATATTTCTTCCAATGGATTTCCGAATCCTATGGCAGACAAAAAAACAAAGGACTCCAAGGCGTACATCCTTCAATATGCAAAAGCGATGTATACCCAATTCGGAATCAACGGTCCACGGATGTTTTATAACGACCGAGTGAAGTACCGCAAACTTGCAAAGTATGCAATAGGCATGCAGCCAATCGACCAATACAAAAAACGTATGGACGTTTGGAACGAAGACGACCCTGGAAAGGAAACCTTCGTGAACATCAATTGGGACGTGCTGAACCTGGCATCCAAGTTTGTCAATATAATGACCAACAAGATAGTTGATTCAGGATTTGATGTTCAATGTATTCCAGTCGATCCGATTGCGCTGGACGCAAAAAGAGATATTGAATACAAGATGCGCGCCATGATGGACCACAAACAATGGCTGGACGGTCTTGGCGTAAACCTGAACCCTGAAAAACTTGGCTTTGACCCATCCATGCTTCCTGACCACTCAGACGAACTGGAGATATTCATGGCCATGAATTACAAGGACCGTTTTGCCATGAACGCAGAGATGGCCATCAAGCTGCATTTCAACAACAACGATTTTGAACAGATAAGGAAAGAGTACAACCGCGATGGTGTTATCTATGGCGTAAAGTGTGTGGAGGCTAGAAACGACAAGAACGGCAATACAAAGATTAAACGTATCCCTCCAGAAGCGTTGATTGTAGGAAATTCCATGTCAGAGGACTTCAAGAACGTAACGCACGGTGGATACATAGAGAATATCACGTTTGCCGAGCTGAGAGCAGCCGCAGGAAACCAGCTTTCCGAGGACGACTACAAAGAGGTTCTGCAAACGCTCTATACCGACAAGCCAAACTCATTTGACTTCATGAACGGTGGATGGGATATAAACTATGCCACGCACCAGGAGCAAATGATAACTGTGATGAAGTTCTACTACAAGACCAGCATCACAAATACCTACGTGAAAAAACAGGATAGGAGGGGCAATCCAAGGCTATATCCACAAGGACCGAACACACAGCCCAAAGAAGGCCAAGAGTTGCTGAAGGATTCCTATGAGGTGGTTTACGAGGGTACATGGATTCTGAAGTCCGATTTGATATACAACTTCGGAATGATGAACGATATGGAGGTTGACCCGAAAAACCCATGTGCTACAAGGATTCCATTGCACATCATTTGTCCAAACATGTTGAGCGGACAAACCGTTTCCATACTGTATTCGTGTATTCCAATCCTTGACCAGATACAGTTGAGCTGGAACCAGTATCAGCACTTGATGGCAAGTGTAACTCCTGATGGCCACGCCATAGACCTGGACGCTCTTGCAGAGGCAGCGCTAGGTAAGGGAGGTAAGAACTTCACTCCAAAACAAGTGATGGATATGTACTTGAAGAAGGGTATTTTGGCATATTCCGGAAAACGAATGTCAGGCAAAGGCGGCAACGGGGTTCCCATACAGCCGATGCAAAACGGAAACTACGACAAGGCGTTTGGAGCGCTCAACAACGTGTTCACTCACATAAACCTATTACGTCAAATATCAGGAATGAATGAAGGGGTTGATGCAAGTACGCCAGCGCCAGGAGCGCTGGTTGGAACGTTACAGATTGCACAGCAAGGAGCAGACGAGGCGATGGGGTATTTGTTCAAGACCGACAAATTGATGGTCAAAAACGTAGCGGAAAGCTTGATAAAGCTCACCCAAAACGCCATCCGAAACGGAGATATTGAAGGGTATATTGATTCAATAGGATTATCGTCCGTGAACTACTGGAAGGTAAACAAAGATATTACGGCTCACCAGTTTGGTTTGCAGATAGTGACACGTCCTACGAAGGCAGAATGGATGGCTTTCTATGATAGGATTGCACAGGCATACGCAAAAGGGCTTATTACGGCTACCGACTTGACGGCATTGGAAGAAATAACCAACCTGAAACAAGCACGTCAATACTTGGCAATGACCGAGAGAAGGAGACAAAAAGAAGCCGTGGCTATGCAGCAACAAAACATCGAGCAGCAAGCAAAACTCAATCAGGAAAATGCCGTTGCCACAGAGCAGATGAAACAGCAGACCCTGCAATTGGAGCTAGCCCTGAAAGGTGGATTGATAGAAAAACAAAACTTGGCAAACATAGCGGAGATTCGTGAGAAGTATGCATTTGAGTTGCAACTGGAACAAATGAGATTGGGACAGAAAGCGGACGATGCTCAGTTGGCTGCAAGAACGAACGTCGTCACAACCACGTTGAAAACACAAGCACAGGTCATGCAGAAGGAGCAAAGGGAGGAAGAAAAAGAGGCGAAAGAAAAAGAAACGGCTGAAAGTTAATTCAGCCGTTTTAGTTATATCAAAATGGGAGATCTTGATCGTCGCTACTGGTAGCAGTGAACGTAGAAACATCACCTGGTAATTCATCGTTTGTTTCCGGTTTACTTGAGGCTCCAGAACCACCTTCTATCTTCCATGCTCTTAACTCAGTGTACCACTTTTCATTGTACTCCCTACTTTCGGCATTGAAAGAAACGGTAAGCTTGTCACCTACCTTATACCTATCAAAGTCCGTTGCTTTATCTCCCCATGCTGAGAACAATACTTTTTTAGGATATTGATCATCTGTTTCTATGATAAAGTCTTGTTTTGTCCAGGTCCCGTTTTTACCCGTTCCTGTTTGTACTGGAAGTATCTTGTAAAGCTTCCCCTTGAGTAGATTGCTCATGTTCTTGTATTTTTGATTTGATGTGATTTGCTATTTTAATCAGAAGCGCTGACACGTCGTGCAACACTTTTCCTGCCTCTGGAGTGTTCAGCGGATGCGGAAATTCCCATGCCAACATATCTTTGGCCATCTGGTTTAGTTTCTCTTAGTCGTGGTCGGTCATGCCAGTGAAATTAAAAATCTATATAATTCTTTATTCCACTTTGCATCTGCCAAGGCGTTGTGCTCATTGGTTTGTTTGGGATAATTTGGATGGTCCTGTATTGGATAAGAATGTCCTTCTTTTACAACATATCCAAGAGTTGTATTTAACCTATCTAACTCTTGCTTTAAGTCAATGCAATACATAGGAAAGCCTTCTGGTAGGTCAATCATTCTACCAAACAACCAGCAGAATACAACCCAATCATAGTCGGAATAATAACCGTAGAAACTTAACGTGCTTAAATTTGTTTCGACAATCTCTCCGCTTGTTTTATTTACCGTAAGACTTTCAACTCTTCTGTAAGAGGTAAAGTCTTTTATTTCTTCTGCTATCTGCTTATTCGATTTGCTATTTTTTTCAATTAGCTTTTGAAAATTACCAAAAGTAAAATGATTTAACTCGTGAAAGTTAATATCCTTGCCTAATAATTGGTAGTAAATAGATTTTAATACATTTTTCCTCAACCATTCGTTTTCCCAAGCGGCTTTAATATCAAAATCTTTAGATACAGCATAATATTCCCTTCCGTCTTCTGATACGATTCCAATTGAAATTAATTCAATAGTGTCTACGGGTTTTGACCAGTAAGGCTTGCTGCGTTTGTATTCGTGAAATTCGGTGTCTATAAAGTATTTCATATTAAACAATTTTACAACCTGTGTCTCTTACTGCTTGGTCAAGATTCAACCATCCCAATTTTTCTTCCTCTGTCATTTGCTCGTCAGAGCCTCCATCCCATATAAATCTGGTGCCACCTTCAGGAACTTCTCCTGTGGTATCGTTCATAAAGTTGCTAGTAGAATGTGCAAACTTATTGAAGTGAGGAGCGTACCCCTTGGCCATCCAATAATGGAATGGAGGATGCCATTGGTGCACTGCCATTGGGTCCATGATTGTGATTCCTTGGACTTTGTTTTTCATTCTAACTCCGTGATAATGAGGGTCTTCGCTGCCATAATCGCCATACAAAGGAAAGCCTCTGTCATGGAAAATTTCATTGAAAACCTCCTTGCGGATAGAACAAGTTTGGTGCGTCCCAAAATTTGTGTTCGCCACATTGTTTTGTGTCCATGGGCTATTGAAGTCTGGAAGGTTTTTGATATTCATCAAGTCGGAGCGCCAATCAACGGTATCGATTCTAAGTTGGTCTCCCATAGTAAGGTTGTATGTTTTTATGGCAACAAAACAACGGTCGTTGGCCAAATGTGGTTCGTACATTACGCGTACCATGTTTGTAGTAAACATGGTTTCAGCCGTGGTCTCCATAAGTATGTGGCCCTTTGCCATTTTGAAAGCAAGATTGAAGGCAGCGGTGTTTCCGCGCATTCCGTAGTTGTGCTCCAATCGAATGTACTGTATGTTTATTTTTCCTTTTGCATAGTCCAATATAGGGGTAATATCACCCATTGAATTGTCGGATACGATAATCAACTCCCAATCTTCCACGGGCATATCCTGCTTGACGTAGGTCTCTATGGATCGTATAAGTAAATGCTCCATGTGCCAGAGGCAGATACAAAGACTCGCTTTGATTTTTGATTCGTCCGTGATGTAATGCTTCTCGTGTATTTTGATTTCTTCTTGCATGTTATTAATTGTTTTTATATTCCCATTTATATCCAAAAAAAAGACCTTTTTTCTTTTTTAAATTATATTGTGTTATTGATGTGCTCAAATTATAATGCCTAGCAATATCTGATATTGAATCCCAAGTTTTTACGATTGACCCTGATATATCAAGTTGATTTATTTTTTTTGAGTTTTTATGGTCTTTCCCTTTTGGATGATTAATATTATTATATCTTCCTGCTAAATAAGAGTGAATAATGTTTTCTTTTTGCGATGCCCACTCTAAGTTTGTTATGACATTATTATGCTTAACAAAATCCACGTGGTTGACTGTTTTTTTTCCATCTTTATTTTCTAGAAATGTTTCTGCTATTAGTCTATGTGAAAAAAATTTTGTTTTTACGCCAAGACTTACTCTTAAATATCCCTGTTTTGGACAAAGCCTTTGTTTTAAAATTCTACCTTTGAAGAACTGGGTAGTTCTATATTCTGAATATACAAATCTGTCTAATGACCTTATTCTTCCTAAGGATGAAGCTTGATAAAAACCTTCGTGACCTGGAATATCTTTCCATGTTTCGTTTGGCAATATTTGATTTGATGTATTTAAGTATGCCTCCATTATATGTTTTTTACTTTTATTGCATGACACACAAGCCACCATCCATCATTTGGAGATTGTGTTTTTGGGTCATACCCAGGACTTCCGGTCAAATCAATTTCTCCAAATCCATATTTCTCCAAAAGCGCAGTAAGTGTTTCTGCCGTGTATGTAACATAGTGCTGTTGCCACATTGAATCCTGACTACCGTAGATAGCCCCCATTGCGTCTTGCAATGATAAATCACCCTTTGCGTAGCGAACCATTGTGCTGTGGAGGTTAGGGGTTCTAAGGGAAAAAATACCTCCAATTTTGGTTATCCTATTCCACTCTTTAAGTGTTTTGTCAATAAGGTCAGTTCTTATGTGTTCCAAAGTATCCCCTGAGAATATTTCATCTGCGATTCCGTCGGGTAGTGGAATTTCCGCAAAGTCACAAACTATCTCGATATGGTCTGCAGCTACTCCGTCTATGTGTATCCATTCGTCACGGGTATCTGGGATTCCGTCTTCCGGTTTTCCCTTTTGGTTCTTATCTCCAGCGCCAATGTCGATTTTTATTGGTATATCCATTGGGTGCGTAGGAAATTTCATATAAAAATCTGCTCGATTTTTTATCATTGTGTTGGTGGTTTTATTTTCCATTTGCAAGTTTTGCTTTTAGTTTTTCTACATCTACAGGCTCGTATCCAGACTCCCATGGTTCACGTCCTTCAACGACGTTCCAATTCTCATAGAACTCTGCTTTTTTCTTTTTAATGACCGTGATATTGGAGTGGTCTTTGTTTATGAAAACAGACTCTATCTCAGGTGAAAATTTCACGATGAAGTCTGCGATGTTTTGTACGTCCCTGCCTCTGCGGGTATCATGGAAAAGCATATATCCTCCTTCTTTCAATTGAGGCCACGTCTTGTAAGCAAATGGAAGCCTGAACTCATCCGCTCCATCGTCGAATATCAAGTCGTATTCCTCCATTGGAAGGAACGTGTAATAGTCGGCAAACAAAACCTCTCTGGTTATACCAAGAAGATTCAAGTTGTTTTTAGTCCAACCTATCCATTCAAGCGATGTTTCCACCGTCACAATAGGTGCTTTGCCTTTTCCATAGGCTGCTAGAATTTGCGTGCTTCCTCCTACGCCAAATTCTAGTATGCGTTCCGACTTTTCTGCCAGGTCCTTTAGTATTTTTGCGTCAGCCTTGCTGAGATCTCCTACGTATGGTATCATAATTATACTAATCCCTCGTCTATTGGTTTTCCTTCCATCAAGTTTGCTAGTCTTGAGGAATAATGGTTGAATGATTTACTTATGTTTTTAAGGTAGTATTGTTCATCTTCTGGAGGAGGATTGTGCGGGCCGTAATACCAGGTCAAATGACGTGCTGTGTATGGTCTATCTGTTCTGATGCAGCGGTCAAAATCATTCTGCTCTCCAACTCCTGTGTACAATGCGAACGTTGTGTCTACAGGAGCGCTGATGAATTTACCGTTTGGCGTGTCGCCTTTTGCTGGGTTCTTAACCCAATTGAAACGCTCCCAACCAAGCGCTACCTTTGCCAATTCAGTATCAGGAAGGTCGTTTATCTCCAAGCTCAATCCGCACTTCACGGCATTTGGATATACCCTCAATCCTTCTTGTAGTCTAAGAAGCAATGATTCTTTTGGTATTCCTGATAAATCGAGGTCACAATCTGAAAGGATATATTGCTTTCCTATACAATCGTATTTCTCAAAGAAGTTTGGCTTCTCGTGTCCTTCAATTGCAGTGGTTGCGCTCCACAAAACAAAGTTCCCATAGTTTGCCGTGAGTCTTTCTATCTCGCAAGGATTGGTGTCGTACCATTCTAGCAAAGGAGGATAGCTGGAATTATTATCCAAGATAACCACTCGCAACTCTGGTATTTGAACCAAGTATTCCACCATGTTTTTTGTGCTGGCGAATCTGTCACGAACAATAAGGAAGCAAGGTGTTCTTTCCATATTAAATATCCCTTACTTTTTTACATGTCCAATGAATCCATTGTTCTATAGGCTTGAATTCAATTTCTCCAAAACCATACTTCTCAAGATATTCCTTTAGCGTGTGCTTTGTAAAAACCTTATAATGTGTATGGCCATATCCGTTGCCATCACCAAAAAGATTTCTTTGAATCCACTCTTCATTTTCCAAACCTTGAAGTCCAGCTTTGAAAATATAGTCTCTGTTTGGCGTGGTTCCCCAGAAGATTCCATCTATCTTTATGATTCGATTAATCTCTCCCATGGTTTTGTCCGACTCCCAGGTTCTTATGTGTTCGATTGCGTCACTAAAATGCAGCTCGTTGACACTTTTGTCGGGCAATGGAATTTTATTCCAATCGGTTACGATGTCCATGCCGTCTGCCGGGTCGTGGTCTATGTGAATCCAGTCGGAGTCTTTTCCTCCGTGCATATTTAACCCGCACGCTAAATCGCATAGTACATATGGTAGTGCTAATTTTTCTTCTAGTGTTTTCATTTTTTTTATAATTCCTCGTATAAACTTCTAGTTCCTGCTGTGTATTCTTCTCTTGCTTTGCTGTAAGCCGCCATCATCCTGCCGGCATACTCTTGTTTTTCTTTTGAGTAAGGGTTGTCTCCTGGATCGATATGGTCAATCTCCGCGCCATGAATGAACATGTTTTTGAAACCGGAAAGTCGGGAGCGCAAACTCATTAACGAGTCGTCAAAACCATACAATCCATCCATTTGGTGAAGTCCACCAACCTTGTCAATCAAGCGGTAGTTGTGCATCACGCACGTTCCCATACAGTGCAATACTTTCTCTCCTACAATCCATTTTTCTCCTGGTTTATGAGGAAGCATGACAAGCTCAGAACGATACCAATCGTTATCTGAAAGAGGTGTTTCTGCAAGGTCTTTTCTTTTCAGTGCGGCCTGACCGATTACTTCCGGGTCACGACCAATCGCTTCCTCCAAAAGGTCTACCCAATTTTCTTGATGGAATACAACGTCGTTGTCCATCTTCACCAAGTGCTCTTGTGGTCTGCGACGACGCCATGCAAGGTTTATAGCTTTTGCCGTACCGATGTTTTCTGGAAGAGTGATAATTTCAACGTTATCTTTTTTTCCAAAGAAAGCAAGTAGGTCCTTTGTCTCTTGACAAGAGGCGTTGTCTACGATAATTATCCTGTGTTTATTCAGGTCTACCGTGTCTTCCAGAGACTCCAATGTTTTTGCGGTAAATTTTGTCCTGCCGTTTTCTTCTGTATCGAAACAGCACATTGCAATTAATCCCATAGGTTATTTTTTCTCCTGTTCTTCCTTTAAAAAAACTATCAATTTATTACTCTCTTTTGTCACGTATTGTATGCAAATCGCCCTTGCGAAATCCAAGGTGAAATAATACCTGTTCTTGATTTTCCTGTTCAACTTTAATAGTTCGTCACTCACGAACCAATCAATATCCCTACCACCACGGTCTCTCAGGCGTTTCATCCATCTGCTGTAGTGGGTTTTCTTCAGCCCTATCATGTTATACAGGGTGAAACTGTCCACAACTTTATGGTTTTTCAAGCTAAATACCTCTATCATTTAATCTCCATTTAAGGCGAAATTACAAATTATTTATATTAATAAGCAACATTTACTATAAATAATTTACAGTAAACTTATAAACATTTGAAATCATGTCAGTAGTAAAAGTAAAAGTGATGTATGGTGGACTGTCCAACCGTACTACCGTTTCTGCTGTTTCTGATGCCACTACCGAGTATCTTCAACCTGAAGGTATCTCTCAAATGAAAGCTGGTACTTCTCCTGTAGGGGCTATTTTCTCCTACAACAACGGTGTCAGCCCGTATGGTATTGAGTATAGAACCGTAGAAACTCCTGAGAACATTATTAACCAGGCTTCTGACTTAACCGTATAACGCTTAGTCGTTGTTGGTTTGTCTTTTCCAGGGTTAACTCAGAACAGATGTACTGCCATGATAGTTTGTGGAGCGATTCCAAATCGTATTTGCCTTCTATCATGGCAGTTAATTTTTCCTTGAAATCCAAATCATCTATGTAGTTTATGATACCCGGTTTTCTCCATTCCGGCCAATTTGGTGCGAGCGAAACCATCCCCGCATAGGTAGCCTCAAGCCATGCGATGTTTGATTTTGACTTGTTGAAATTCAATTCCGTTTTCCGATGGGAGAGGGGTACTATAGAAATCGATCCTTCTATCTCCGACAGATACCTGAAGTATGTATTCTTATCCATGTATGGAGAATAGATGGCGTCTGCATAATCCGTGATGCCTATTGGGTTCATGCCCATAAATTCAATAAGCCATTCCCCTGGATGTTTGTGCTGCGAAAGTCGCATGACGTCACGAATCTGTGACTCAAACTGCTGAAGGTCCCTCTCGTGTGTTTTTGAACCTCTCCAAACCACTTTCTTGTGTGGTTTGAAAGGAACAGGGTTTCTAAGTAGTTTCGGATTGTGCGCGTTTTGTATGGTGAATGATTTTTCAAGTACGTCCTTGCCCATTTCTTGTCTCAGGTGTTCGGTGGAAAATGTTATTACCGTAGCCAAATCTAATATTTCTGCAATGTTTTTCTTTGCTGCTGGAGTATTGTAGGTTGTGAAAGCCGGATTTTCCTGTGGTACGTCCGTCAATAAATCGTCATAGTCTATCCACGTAGGTATTCCGTATTGCTTGCATGCCAGCATGAGATTCACGTGCGACTGGTCAAATGGTCTCAATAAAAAAACCAAATCGAATATTCCAAGGAAATCCCAATTGTAGTTCATTCCACCTCCCATAGGATACCAGTCTATTTCATTTGGATAGCTTTTCTTTAGCTGCTGTAAAGGTCCGCGTCCCCTGTAGAAAGACATGGCATCGTTGGTATTTGGGTTTACTTCTAGTATTTTTATCATGAGTTTGATTTTATTTGCTGTAGATATAATTCGTATATTTTTATTCCGGCATATTCCAAGTAGTCACAATACTCTTTTTTGCCCTCGCGATATGTTATTTTTTCTGCATTATTAAACATTTCTCTTGTATATATATTGCAGTATCCATAACCTTCTCCAATAGAATCTGACTCTGCTATTGTTTTGGTTATTTGAAAAAGAAATTCAAGTTCGTTTCTTTCTTTACAAATGGTAATTAACTCTTCAATATTCATGGTCAAAATGGTTTTTCGTCGTCGTCAATATTGTTGTCGAATGTGTTGTCAAATGTTGAAATTGAATTGTGTGAACCAATTGCTGATTTTTGTGGAGCCATCGGTTGTCCTTCCTCCCCGTCATTGTATTCCGGCATGCTGTCAAACTTCTTCATGCGGCCTATGAAGCGTAGGTCCAATTCTCCCAAATCCCCTTCTCGGTACTTGGCTATTATAAGTTTGGTAAGATGTTTTGGTATCCTGTTTCCTGCGTCGTCAACCTCCATCTTGTAGTATGCCGGACGGAAAAGGAACCATACCTGGTCTGCATCCTGCTCGATGGCGCCTGACTCTCGCAAGTCAGATAGGATTGGAAGTTTGTTCGCCCGTTTTTCTGCCTCCCTACTGAGTTGTGCGAGTGCCACGACCGGAACGTTCAATTCTTTTGCAAGCGCTTTCAGGCCCCTTGATATTTCTGATATTTCCTGTTCCCTGTTTCCTGGTCTTTTGTTTCTTTCGTAGTTGGCCGTGGCAAGTTGGATGTAATCCACTATGATCATCGATACATTGTATCTGGAAACCAATCTCCTTGCCTTTGCCCTGATTTCGGTCACGGAAATACTAGGGGTATCATCAAGGTAGATTCCTGATTCAAGGAGAGGCTGTATTTTCTTATGGTAAATATCCCACTCAAAAGGTTCCAGTTTCCCTGTCTTCAGTTTTTCATGGTCTATACCTGTCTGATGGGAGTGGAGCACCTTGGTGACTTGTTCGCTGCTCATTTCCAGTGTGAACAATGCCGTTGCTTTTTTGTGGTCGATTGCCCTGGAATGAATCATACTGTGTACGATGGATGATTTTCCCATCCCTGGACGTGCTGCAATGACAACAAAGTCCTGGCTACCCAATCCTCCGGTGTAATTGTCGATGGCTTCTATGCCCGTTATTTCGCCTGTGATACCATCCTGTTTTTCACCGGCCCGTTGCACCTCTTCCATAACCCTTTTGGAAAGGCTGAAGATGCTTTGAGTTTCCTTGGTAAAATAGGTCCCTTCCAACTTGTACACTTCCTTGGATAGCTGCTCAAGCATTTCCAGATAGTCAGGCTTTTTATGCCCGTCCGATTGCAGTTTCATGGAAATCTCCATGATTTTGCGTCCGATGGAATACTCCGCTAGGATTTTTGTGTGCGCGTCCGTATGGGCAGATGAACTGATATTTGAAGTAAGCTCGGTTATGTACATCGAACCTCCAGCCTGTTCCAGCATACCCTCCTTTCTTATCCAAGAAACAACGGTAAGGATGTCTATCTTCTGGATTTTGCCGTACATTTCCAGAATTGAACCGTAAATTATTTGGTGTTTAAGGTCATAAAAATCCGATGGTGACTTCAATGAAACCACAACTTCTTCTATGCACTTGTTTTCCAGAAGCATAGCGCCCAAAACGGCTTTCTCTACTTCGTAATCGTGTGGCAGTTGTATCTGGCTCATTTGCTAACCCGTTTAATGTTACCCTGAAATACACCTTCTTTTGGCGCTTCTGGTGCGCTCTGTTTGATTTTGTTCTTCTCTGCATCCATTTTGTCGCTGATTTGGTCAAAGTGCTTCCTAATGCCTCCTAATGATAAAATCGTGTCCCTCCAAAACGGGTCGGAAGATTTTGATATGAATTCATATACTCCCAAAAGGTCTTCTCTGGTTCTTTTGTCAACCCGCATCATCAGGTCAAGGTCTTTTTTCCAGTCCGCAACTTTCGCCCCCAATAAAACTTTATGGTTAAAAGGCTTTCCAGGTTTGGTTCTGTGCTGGCAGAAAAAGGAATGGAAGGTCTTGATGATTCTTTCTTCCTTGGTAGAGTCTTTTGTTACTACCAAATCTTTTACAAATTTAGGAGCGTTGTCCTCCTGAGCTTGCGAGGGAGAAGAGATATTATCTTTTATAGTATTATTAATTATATTATTATGTTTGACTTTTTCGTCAATAGGGGTCATGACTTTTTCGTCAATAGCTATTGATTTTTTAGTCAATAGGGTCTCTGATAGGTAGATCCT